CTATTGAGGTCCCCGTTATCATGGCGCAACTTATTCGCTCAACCAATATCATGAATGAGCGTGGATTTTACGTTACCGACACCTTGCGTTTGGTGCTCTCAGTGGACGACGCTCAGCGTTTAATCCCAGCCATGCTTGATAACCCATCTGCACATATCAAGGATAGAATTGTTTTCCAGGATGAAGTGTTCGTTCCTACCCGTGTTCTACCACGTGGACGGTATGCCAATAACTATGCTGTTTTGACTCTGGATTGTAACCAGGTCAACGGTGAGGAATTGGTTAACGATACACAATTCCAACAATACGCTAATTAAGAAAGAGGAAAAACATGTCAGACGATACAACAACTCCAGCATCAACAGATGCAACAGTTGAGGCTTCAGTTGATGCTACCGCTACTGCTCCTGCAGTTGACGCAACAGCTCCTGCTGCAACCGATGCTCCTGTCGCAGATGCCCCAGTAACCACCGATGCTCCTGCTGCTGATGCAGTTGCTCCAGAAGCTGATGCAACAGCTGAAGCATCTCCTGCAGATGACTCAGCAGACGATTCAGCAGATTCAGATGATTCAGCTGAAGACTTTGAAGAAGACGATTTTGATGATGAAGACTTTGACGACCTTGATGACGAGGACGCCGAAGACGAAGATTCAGAAACCGATTCTGAATAATTAGTCTTTAGTTAAGTAGTCAATAGCCTTACGTAAAAGTTCGGGGCTGTCTTTAAAACGACCTAAACCATTGTTACAGTTGTTGCAAAGAAGGCCCCGAACTTTTCCTGTTTCATGGTCATGGTCTACAGCAAGACGGGATTCCGCTCCCCTACCACCACCGGCAGCTAATCCACAGATTAAACAAACCCCACCTTGCGCTTCATGCATGGAAGCATACTCCTCAGCCGTGATTCCGTAGCGACGCTGAAGAGTACTTTTACGCTGATATTCTTTCCACAGTTCTTTTTGAACTGGGTCTTTTCGTCTTTCGTTTGTTGCTTTTATTATGCATTGTTTACACCAGGACGTTTTACCGCCTGATTTACCTATATGGTTGTAGAATTGGTCTAAGGGAAGTTCTTGCTTACACTGTGGGCAGGTCTTCATAGTGGAAGGATACACCTATGGCAAACCCAAAAAAAGTTTCTAAAGGTAAAGTGGAAGTAGTAATGAAGGAAGCCAAAGCTGGCAAACTTCATTCTGGCTCAAAAACTGGACCTGTAGTTAAGTCCAAGAAACAAGCAGTCGCAATCGCTCTGTCTGAACAACGCAAGGCAGACAAGGGCAAGAAGAAGTAATGGAACATCCATTTAGGTTAGGGCAGGAACACCTGCCCTTTCCTAACGGAGGAGGATTAAACTCAATGGCAACAAAACCACGTGCATCACAGAAGCTTGAAGTAGAAGCTCTAGAAGCAAAGCACAAAGCTGAGATGGCGAAGCTCCAAGAGAAGCACGCCAAAGAAAATAAATCCATGACACCAAAGGTGGCAAAGTAATGGCAACCACACCTGTATGGAAAAAGAAGAATCCTAAAAAGAAGTCTACCCCGCTATCTTCTGGACAGAAGTCTGCTGCTAAAGCACGTGCAGAGAAAGCTGGACGCCCCTATCCAAATTTGGTGGATAACCTAGCGGTAGCCCGACAAAGAAAAGGTAAGTAACGTGGCATCAGAAGCATGGCAAACATCTAAGGGTAAGAATAAAAAGGGTGGCCTAAACGAGGCTGGTCGCAAGTCTTACGAAAAGTCACACCCTGGCTCAGATTTAAAGGCTCCAGTGAAGTCTGGCGACAATCCTCGCCGTGCATCCTTCCTAGCCCGTATGGGTAACGCAAAAGGTCCAGAGCATAAGCCCAATGGAGAGCCAACAAGATTGCTATTATCGTTACACGCATGGGGTGCTTCCTCAAAGGCTGACGCCAGAAAGAAAGCTGCCGCAATCTCTAAGAGAAATAAAGGTAAGAAATAATGTGTAAATCATGTGGATGCGGTTGCTCAAAGCCTAACTGCAAAGGTGCTTGCAAGAAAAAAGATGTAAAAAAGGGCACTAAGAAGAAAGGCAAGTAAATGGCTACTCTTAACGGAGCCCAGTTTGGCAATGTTCAAAACAAGCCACAAAACATTCCTGGTTGGCCTGGAACCTTTGCTCAAAAGGCTGGACCGACACAACCAGCATTAAACATTCCTGGATGGCCTGGAACTTTCAGTGGGTCTGCTAAACCTTCCGCACCTTCTGCAGGCTCTGCTCCAGCAAAGAACATTCCTGGTTGGCCCGGTACGTTTGCTCAGCCTTCTGCCCCAAAAAATCCAGCATTAAACATTCCTGGATGGCCTGGAACATTTGGTGGCGCTCCTGCAGCTAAGCCTGCAGCACCTGCGGCACCCGCTGCATCTCCTTCGGGAAGTTACGCTATTCAACGAGGCGACACCTTAAGCGGAATTGCTGCATCACACAACATGCCTTTGTCACAGCTCTACGCAGCTAACCCAGAGTTCAAATCCAACCCTAAGTACCAGGGTGGCAATATGATTTTCTCTGGTGGCAAAGTTAACCTTTCTGGAACTAATAACCTCCAGATGAAGAACGCAGCCCCTGCCATAACTCCTGCAACCATGAAGCCAAGTATCGCTGGAGCAGCTCCGTCTATGGGCAACGCTCAAATGAAGCCTTCTACTCCGCTCCTTAACCAGAAGCAAATGGGTAGCTTTGGCGGTAACTCTGCACTGAATCTTCCAGCACAGATGGGTAAGCCAGCTGGTATGGCTATGTCCCCCAACCTTCCTGCACAGATGGCTCCAGCAGGAACACCTATGGCTCCCCAGTCCTCTATGAACTTGGGCTCTAAAATCAGCAGAATGCAACCTTAAGGAGTTACCATGAAGAAAAAAGAATCTGACAAAGAACAAGATGCCAAAGTAATGAAGGGCATGACTGCTAAAGAAAAAGCAGAGTTCAAAAAGAAGGATAAGAAGATGGACAAGAAGCATCCATCTCCAGCTGAAGACAAGAAGAAAGACAAAGCTCTAGCTGACAAGATTAAAGCTAAAGACAAGAAAAAGAAGTAAGACTTAGCCCTGAGAAATCAGGGCTTTTTCTTTATCCTTAGTTCTATCGGGATACCGTGCGGTACCTGTGCAGTCCCACTGCTTGCGCTTGTTAAGGGGTTTTATTCATGCTGTCTTTGCCTACCCAGAAGCGGGCTTAACCATGAAAGAAATCCAAGCTTTTCATAGCGCCCTTCAAAAAGCCAGTCATGAGACAACAAAGTTCATGACATCAAGTCTTCGTTCAGAAGCTCGCAAAAGCGGATGGCCTTCTCATGTTGTTGCAAACATGGGCGTCACCTATGGTGATAACGGCTTTGAAGCACATGTGCATGACCGCCACATTGACGAGGCAAAGAACCTTGAATACGGCACAGAGACCTCTCGTCCTACTGCCGCAGTTCGCCGTTTCAAGAACCGCCAATCAGAGTCAAGCACCTTCCTTGCAGGTCGTCTATCGCACCACTTAGGAAAGCTATGACATTTATCCTTTCTGAAGACAAAGCTCTTCGTGACCTTCTTATGGGCCTTACCGTTACCGACCAGAAAGCTAACGGCGGTACTGGAGCCACCCGTTCTGTCAAGGTATGGTTTGGACAGCCCGACCAGGAAATCCGTGACCAGTCATATCCATACATGGTTATTGACCTTATTGACGTTTCTGAAGATTTCCAACGCTCTATGCGTGGATTGGTAAAGCCTGCATATCTTCCAGACCCTGCAGACAACCCTAGCGGAACTGGCACCTACGATGAGGAAACTCAAAGTTGGTATATCCACATGCCTATTCCTGTGAACATTGACTATCAGATTACTACCTACTCACGTCAGCCTCGCCATGACCGTGAGTTGTTAGCTCAGCTTTTGTACAACAAAATTCCATTGCGTTTTGCAATTTTGGAACCAGATGACGGAACTGTCCGTCGCTTAGATGTGCTGGATATCTCCAAGCGAGATGTTACAGAACAAGGAAAGCGTTTATTCGTAAACGCAATCACTGTGCGGGTCTCATCCGAGATTGCGCCAGAAACCTACAACCAAGTCTACAAAGCGTTGCAAGTATCGGTGGAAGGCGTGGAAGGTGTGGCTGCTCCTGGAGCAACCAGCAATCCTTTTACTGCCATAAATTCGTTTACAAAATCGTCATAATCAAGCCCCCCCTACCAAATAACTAGTTAAGGAGAAAAAATGGCATACGCCCGTCCTGGTGTGTACATCACCGAACGTCTGCTTCCGCCAGTACTCCAAGGTGGAGTCACTGCCGATGCAGCTGGTGCTGTTGTTGCAACCTTTGCACAAGGCCCAGAATCTGTAACTCTTGTTAAGTCTTGGTATGAGTTCACCTCGTACTTTGGCGGATACAACGCTGCTTACCCAGCAACATTTGAAGTTGGAGCATTCTTCAACAATGGTGGAACTGAGCTTTATGTAAAGCGCCTTCTACACACAGATGCTGCAGCAGCAACCGTAAACCTTCTCACCTCTTCAAGCGCAACAGTAGCTACTGTTACAGCTAAGAACGCAGGTACAGACGGTAATAAGCTTTATGTCAAGACAACTGCCGGAACTGTTTCCGGAACCTACACCCTGTATCTTTACAAGGATTCTGGAGTTGCTGACAGCTTTGGTACCCCATCAGCTCCAACCAACACAGCTGATGACGTACTACTTGAGCGCTATGAGAACATCGTCTTTGACGATGCTACCTCAAGCAGCTATGCAGAGACAGTAATCAACACTGTTTCTCCAAACATCGTTATCAGTGCTTCTGCTTCAGGAACTCTTGTTACCACCAACTACTACCCACTTACTGGTGGTAGCAATGGAACAGCAGTTGTTGCTGCAGACTACACAAACTACAAGGGTTCAGGACACGCTGTCTTTGCTGACTTCTCTGCTCTAGACCGACCACTTGTTGTCTTCCTTCCAGAAGCAAGCTCTCTTACAAGCTCAGCTGGCATCTACACATCTGCTGCTTCATGGGCAGCCTCTAACAAGTCCTTCGTAGTTGTACAGCCTCCAAAGGGCTCATCTACTGATGATGCAGTTAGCTACGGTTCAAGCGTAGGAGCTAGCAGCTATGCAGCTACTTACTACCCATGGCTATACATCGCAGACCCTGTTGGTCGTAGCTCTTCTTCACTCCGTTTGATTGGACCATCAGGTTCAGTTGCTGGTCTTTACCTGAAGACTGACGGACTTCGTGGAGTATTCAAGGCTCCAGCAGGAATCGGCGTAGCCCTTTCAGGCGTTGTAGCTACTGAAAAGCAGTTCACATCTACAGAACTAGACAACATGAACACGGGAACTTTGACTAACGGAACAGTTAGCAACTCACCTGTAAACCCTGTTCGTCAGATTCCTGGTGCAGGACTTTCAGTAATGGGAGCTCGCACACTTCTTCAAGACGGTACAGCTAACAAGTATGTAAACATGCGTCGTTCGCTTAGCTACATTGAGAAGTCACTTAGCGACCTTACTCAGTTCGCACTCTTTGAGAACAACGATGAAAAGTTGTGGGCACAGATTCGCTCAACAATTAACTCATTCTTGAATGCTTACAAGAACCAAGGCGGACTTCGTGGAACTACTCCTGCACAGGCGTACTTCATCAAGTGCGATGGCGAAAACAACAACGCAACCACCATTGCAAATGGTGAAGTGCACATTCAAGTTGGCGTGGCTCTACAGTACCCTGCAGAGTTCATCGTCATTGACCTCAGTCAAAAGACTCTGGTCTAAGGCCGAAGGAGATAACTAATGGCAACAATTCAAAATAACCGCTCAACGTTGGCTACAGACCCGATTCGTAACTTTCGGTTCCTCGTAACCTTCCAACCAACAGATACCGGTAACACAGCTCTTCCTAAGACAACAACCTTTGGGTTTACCTCTGTCTCAGGCTTGGCTGTAACCACTGACTCTATCCCTTACCGTGAAGGTGGATACAACACCACTGTTCACCAGATTCCAGGACAAACGTCTTTCACACCGCTCACATTGCAGCGTGGTGTTGTCCTTGGTTCTGACCAAAACTGGAAATGGATGAAGCAGATGTTCCAGACTGTTCAACAGACTGGTGGACTTGGCGTTAGCCGCAACTTCCGTTGCGACTTGGAAATCCAGGTACTTAATCATCCGGTCCCATCTTCCGGTGCTGATGTCGGTGGCGGCGCAACCGCTCCAACAGATGAAGTAGCAATGCGTTTCAAGGTATACAACGCATGGCCTACAACTGTTGCATACTCTGACCTTAACGCTGGAGACAACGCTCTCTATGTTGAGCAGATGACCCTTGTCCATGAAGGTTTTGACCTAAACTGGGCAAGTATTGACCCTAAGACATCAGCAGTAACTTCTGCAGCATCATTTGACTAATAACTAAAGGATAAAAATGACGAACACAATTAACGCAGCGGCTAATCCCGCATTGGCAAATAACAAGATTCAAGAAGTATTGGCTGAAAAGCCAAAGCAAGTAGAAGTAAAGATTGTATCTCCTTCTGAAACATCAGTGACACTCCCTGGCGGCTTTATTACAGACGCCGGGGAGATTGTCACCGATGCGGAAGTTCGTGAACTTAACGGACGAGACGAAGAAGCAATCTCTCGCACAAACAACATCGGTAAAGCTTTTCTAACCATCTTGCAGCGAGGAACAGTACGAGTTGGAGACCAGCAAGTAACCGAAGAAATTTTGAATGACATGCTGTCGGGTGACCGAGACATGCTTCTTTTGTCTATCTTCAAGGCAACCTTTGGTTCCACTCCAGAGGTACCAGCCTACTGCTATACCTGCAAAGAGCAGAAGCAAGTAAATGTAGATTTGGATGAAGATATCCCAATCCGCAAACTAGAAGACCCTATCGCTGACCGAGTCTTTACCGTAGAAGGAAAAAAGCATGAATACACCGTGCAGCTTCCTAACGGACGCACACAGCGAGAACTCATGATTAACGTAGATAAGACTGCTGCAGAACTTAACAGCATTCTTTTGGAAAAGACTGTCATGCAGATTGACGGCGCACCAGTGTTGAGCAAGTTCCAGGTCCAAAACATTGGACTTGTTGACCGCAAGACACTTATCCAAGAAATTAACGACCGCATTCCAGGCCCACAGTTTGAACCTCTCAAGGTCACATGCCCTGATTGCGAAAGTGAGGTAACTGTGCCTATTAGTTTAGGTACCTTCTTTCGCATATAGCAAGACACCGTACAACGTGCTAATGGCAGAGTGGAAGCTGTTAACAGATGAGTACCCAGGTTGGTCTATCGGTGACATCAAAGAGTTGTCACAGAGAGAACGACGAAATTGGATTGAAGTAAGACGCATTAACATCTAAGGAGAAACAGTGAGCGTTGTAGATAACATTCAGGCGATGTCGTCTGCGGTTGATGCGCTGACCCAAAAAGTCAACGCACTACACGCCTCTGTTTCTCAAGTAGGTACTGCAGCGCAATCAGCATTTGGTAGCGTCATGAATGGCGTCTCCGCACCGGGAGGCCAACTACAGCTTGGTCAAGGCTCTGCCAGTGTTATGCCTACATCCATGGGCCATGTCACTACTCAGGTTTCATCGCCTACGGGAATGTCAGGAGCAAGTACTGGCGCTATTAACGGAGGAGTTAGTGGTGGTGGAACTAACGCTGGCGGTACTGGTGGTGGGTATGTTTCTGCAGGCAACAAAGGCGTAGATACCTCCGCAAGTGGTTCTGGTGGAAACATAATTGATAGAGCATTAGCCAGAGTAACTGCTCCAGACCCAAGCGGCATGGGCAACAACACTACTGGTATTGGTCAAATGGTCATGGGTATTGGTCAAATGGCTTTGGCTCCAGTAGCAGGTGCTTATGCTGGTGCTATGTCTACAGCCGCTATCGTTGACTCGGCTACTTCCTACTATCAATCAACTCTTCGCTCTGGGGGAATGTCTCGCTCTGCTGTAGAAAATGCTACATTCTCAGCAATGCGTGGGGGAATGACAAGTGTTGGTTCTCCAGCAATTGTTTCTAACATTTTAGCTAACTCTGGCTACATGCCTGGAACTACTGATTACAACAATGCTGCACGACAAACTGCTTTAGCTGCACAAAACTATGGCATGGAGAACAGTGCAGCAGCAAATGCCATTACTGGACTTTCTAACTTTAACACTGCAAATACATTGTTTAGTATGGGTATCTCTACCATTGATAACAACGGCAATCAAATGAGTCCTGGAGATATTACAAAGCAAGTATTACAACGACTATACCCTCAAGGCTATGATTCTAAGACGTTAAATCAATCTTTAAAAACTGGCTCACTACAAAATCAATTAGCCTTAATGGGTCTTGGGGACGCTAATAGCCCAACTCAAAATCTCATATTAGGAAATGCGTTTACTTTGGCTAATGGCGGCAACCCTAACGCCGTACAAAACAATTCAAATAATGCAAATCCACAACAGTCTATTTTTAACATGAACCAATCACAGACTGGAATATTGCAGGGCTCTGAAGCTAACGCTCTTTCAGGTTTGCAACTTGCTGCTCAATATGTAAAAGGCTTTAACGACACTATGGGCCCTTTACTTCAAGACATGGCAAAGTATAAAGCTGCATTTGAAGGGGCTATGTCTACTAACGCTGGTCAAGGAACTATGGCTTTTGCAAAGAATTTCCTAGGTGGGTTAAAGAACTTATTTAGTGGAGGAATGAGCGCACTACAGTCCGCTGCTGGAGCAGCTGCTGCAGGTGGCGGAACTCCTGGTTACGGCGGTTCATTTGGTGGACGAGGAGGCGGCTCTTCTGGTTTAATGTCAAGCTTTGGAAGCATGTCATCTACTGCTAATCCTACAATCTCAGCGACATACGGAGAGACAGACCCATCAGGTATCTGGAGCTCAACAGGCAATCAACACCAAGGCGTTGACTACGCAGTTCCTACAGGCACACCTGTTCGTGCAACTCTTGATGGTATTGTCTCTGGAAAAGTTCTTAGTGCTGACTACGGTCAAGCAGTTCTTCTTGAGCACCCAGGTGGATACTCCAGTATCTACGCTCACCTTAGCAACAAAGAGGTAAGCATTGGCGCTCAGGTAAAAGCGGGAGATGAAATTGGTAAGTCGGGTTCTTCAGGAAACGTAACTGGGCCAAGCCTGCACTACGAAGTATGGAAGGGTGAAAACAACCCTGTTGACCCAGCAACTTTGCCTGGAGCATTTAACTCTCCAATTAACATTGGTTCTTTAGCTGACATACCTAACACACCTGGAAAGCCAGGAGCTCGTGCGGTAAATCCTAATGCTGGAACAGCGGGAGACCAAGAGTTTGCAAAAGCTTTGCTTTCTAAAGCAGGAATCAATGCTACGGATGCAAACATCACAGCGCTAACAACGTGGATGCACTGGGAAGGCGGAACAAAGAACAACGCCTTTAACCCACTCAATACGACGCTTGATATGCAGGGAGCTACTAACTTCAACTCTGTTGGGGTTAAGTCGTATAGCTCATTACAGCAAGGCGTAGACGCTACTTACGAAACACTGACTGGAGCTAATGCAACCCAGCGTGGTTATACCCAGATTCTTGCAGACCTAAAAGGTAATGCCCCATTGAACCAAGTAGTTTCTGACATTAACCATTCGTCATGGGGCACAAAGATTCGTGGTGGAGGAACTCCTGGAGCAGGTGGTGGACCAGTATCTTCGTCTGGCGGAGGAGGAACTATTAACAACGTAGTTATTAACGTAGGAGTTGCTAATGCTTCTGACACAGAAGCTCAGCTCTTTGCAAAGAAGGTTAAAGCCTATCTTGAAAACGACAGTGGTGTAGCCACACTAGGGAGCTCATGATGTCATCAAAACCTAAAGCAACTGGATATCTTGGTTTTATTCAAAGCTTTAACCACGCAGTAGGAACTGCAGGTTCCGCTATTGAAAAAGCTGTAATTGCTGGAGCACGTAATGGTGCTTTTGGAATTGTTGGTGGAGAAATCTACAATTTGTTACACCATGAGTCTACAAAAACCAAAGACACAAAAAAGACTACGACAACTGCTTCTTCTAGTTCTTCTTCCCCAGTAATTGTAGGCAATGCAACACAGTACAAGGGCGCTTACTCATACAACGCACCGATGGTGAAGGATGCTTACTTTAACCCGACCCCTAAATCAGTTCAAAATGGAAAAGTTTTTGGTCAGCAAGACGACGGCGTATTTGCTCAGGTAGACCTACAAAAATACACAGATGTAATGAACGCTTGGCAAGTAACTAAAGATGGAAAGCTAAATGCCTCTAAAGGTGCGATTCAAATGGACCGTTACCTTTGGAAGTCTAGCCCAGTAGGACAACAACTTTCTGCAGCTAATGCTAAAAAGGGTATAAAGCCTGTAATGAATGGTTTTAGATTCCTTTATAACCCAACGTCAATCAACATGACTTGGGGTCAGATGTCATTCACTTCTAACCAAGCTTTGTTGCAGGGACTAGACCAGATTGTTCCAGCCGCACCGGGTTCCATGAACTCTGCAATTTCTTTCTGGATTCCTATTAATAGAATCCAAGATGGAGACTATTTAAATCCGGATGGAAGTTACAAGGACATAAATCCTTATGGTGAAACAGTTAGCCTAGCTGAACGTCAAATGATTTATGAGCGTGGAACTATGTACGACCTTGAGTGGGTTATGAAAGCTATAAATGGCTGGTATGCAACAGGTCATAAATCAGACCTTAATGGCGTAACCAATGACATGGGATTCATGCTTCAGTTCCCCGTAGAACTTCACTTAGGAAACAAACTTCGTTACCGTGTTCAAATCACAGACATAAGTATCAATCACGTATTCTTTAATTCACGCATGGTTCCTATCTATTCTACAATTAACTTTACGTGCAGAAGGTTCCCAGATTACAACTACGCACAGATTGCTGCAGATAACAAAACAGCGACAGGAACTACTAAATGATTTATTCCGATAGCAGATACATTGATGGCAGCTTACCTGTCGTATACCGAGAGTACTCCGGAAACTATGAGCAAGCTGTGTATCGGTTATGGCCTTCCTATAGCTCTGAGTACGCTTGGTACACCGTAAACGAAGTAGACCGTATAGAAGGTATTGCCGCATACTTTTTAGGCAGCCCTGAATTGTGGTGGAAAATTATGGATATTAATCCTGAAGTTTTAAACCCGTTTGAAATTCCTGCAGGAACTCAACTCAGGATTCCAAATGAATAATAAAACCACACGTCAACTACGGTATGGAACAACTTACTCTGTTGATTTCCCAGACTTTCCGTCGTTTAATGCTCAACCAAAGAAGTTTAAGCTAACTCAAGAACAAGGTAAACATGATGTTCTTGAGCTGCACTTTCCTGTACTGAACAAGTTCTTTTTAAAAGCAATAAAAACAGGCGCTTTAGTACGCTTAAAGTGGAAGACAGAGAAAGCGCATGGAGAGTTTGTAGGGCATGTACACCACACTTCTCCTACCATTCAAGCAACCCAAACTAGTGACACAGTTATGGTGTGTGTAGGAACTGGCTTTAACCTAAAAGAAGGTGGAGCAAAAGTCTGGGTCAATAAGACAGCTTCAGAAATAGTGACTGACATAGCTAGAACAGCTGGGTTAACCCCTGTCGTTACCCAACACCCCGTAAGATTTAGCCAGCACGCTTTAATTGGTCATACTCTTTGGGAAAAAGTTCAAGAACTAGGTCAAAGAATCGGGCATGTTGCACACATCTTCGGCACAGAGCTTCACTTCCATCCTCTGGATAAGATGATTGACGCATCTATGTCCAACATACCGGTGCTATCTTTTCACGACACCTTCTTTAACTTCACGGGTGCTTTGGAAGGTCACACATTAGACGTGTTTTCTCCAAAAATTGGAGACATCAACGAGTACGGAACTCACACTAAACGAGATAAAATTATTTCTGGTATAGATGGAGTTACTGGAAAAGCCTACAGTGTGAAAGTATCACCAACTCAAGTTGGTAAAAATTTAAGAAAATCAGCAACAGCTCCGTTGTTTCAAGAAATTGTTCCTTCACGAATTGCTGAAAGCCCATCTGAGGCAAAAGCTATGGCAGAAGGATTTGCTCAGTTAAGCCGTTTCTCTATTCATGCGGATGCCACAGCACAAGGTGACCCACGCATCCTCCCATACAAGACTGTAGAGATAAATGGCACTGGAGACTACACAGACGGTTTTTGGGTAGTTAAAAAAGTTACTCATACTGCTTTTATGGATGGACGATATGTCTGTGAGTTTTCCTGCATGACAGACGGCCTAGGAGAAAACAAGCCAGATGCTAACCGACCAACATCTGCTCCCTCGTCTCTAGGCACAAGAAACATACCTATTGAAAACATTACGGGCATTAAAGCTAAAAGCAGTCCTGCTAGAATCAGTTCACCAACTCAAATGATAAATCAAACAACGGCTAGCTATAAGTCGTTTCCTAGAAAGTGGAAATAACAATGGAAACAGCAATAAGCCTTCCGTTTTCACTGGACCCTTATGGAGCTATTTTAGCTACGACAGACCAGTCTAAGATTTGGTCAGACCGAGTCCGCTCTGTAATCGGAACTAACTACCATGAGCGTGTGTTACGCCCACTTTTTGGAAGCCTTGTCCCTAGCGCTTTCATGGAGACAACCGATGCTGCCGAAGCTTTGATAAACAGCGAAGTTGCTACAGCTTTTGGTACGTACTTACCGTTGTTAACTTTGCAGTCAACTGACATTACTTACGATGAGTACACAAATGAAATGCAAGTAACAATTACTTACTCTTTACCAGACACAACTACTGAAGCTACAACTATTGCAATTATCACTGTTGACGGAGCCAACCCAGCATCTGAGGAGAACCTATGACAATCACACCTCCATCCTTAATCCCGGTATCGGTTGATTACACGGGACGTGATTACTACGCTATTCGTGACCAAATGATTTCCCGTGTGCAGAGCCGCCTTCCTAACTGGACAGGAACAAACGCTGCAGACTTTGGTATCGCTCTTATTGAAGCGTTCTCTTATATGGGCGACCTTATGTCGTTCTACATTGACCGTGTTGCAAACGAGTCGTTCATCTCTACAGCAACACAGCGAGACAGCGTTTACAACCTTGCGAAGACATACGGGTACACACCAGCAGGGTACCGTGCAGCTACACTCCAAGTTAAGTTCACTAACAGCAGCGGCTCAGATATCGCTATCCCTGCAGGAACCGTTGTTTATGGCGATGTTGTATTTGGAGATACCGTACAAACTGTTTACTTTACAACAACTACAGACGGTACAGCACCAGCAAATGACCACGTTGTACTGACTACAACTCACGGTCGTTCGGTGTCTTTGGTTGCGCCCGATAACTCCAATGCCTACGGAGAATACATTGGCTCATCTGACGGAAGTCCAAACCAAGTCCTTGCTTTAGGACAAGCACCAGTAGTAGATGGCTCCATTACAGTCTACATTCAAGATGGTCCTTCATATTCTAAGTGGAAAGAAGTAAACCACATCTTAGATAACGGACCTAGTGACCAGGTGTTCACGACGTTTACTGACTCACAAAACAACGTGTATGTACAGTTTGGTAACGGAGTGTCAGGACTTATTCCTGTAAATCTTAAGCCAATCCGAGCACAGTACACTGTTGGCGGCGGAACCATCGGTAACGTTCTTACTGGAGTAATCAACAATATTGAATATGTTCCAGGATTAAACACTAACGACTTTGCTGCTTTTGTTAATACCATTTCAGTAGACAACAATGACAACCCAGCTACTGGCGGAACTGACCCAGAAGACATCAACGTTATCCGTTACCTTGCCCCGTTAACTCTTCAAAGCAACACTCGTGCAGTTACTCTTGCGGACTTTGGCTCACTTGCCATTCGTGGTGGAGCTGGAAAAGCAAACGCTACTTCCGGAGTTGGAAGCAACTGGACTTCAGTAACCCTTTATATTTCTCCAGTTCGTAATGCTTCGGATACCGACATTGCTCCAGGATTAGACGGCTCAGGAACACCTACCCCTGAGTTTAATGCCTTGTCTACTCAGGTCGCTAACTACATATCTCCTAACATGCTAATTGGAACTTCTTTAACAATCCAACCTCCAGCGTATGTAGATGTAGTTATCCTTGTGCAGTATTTAGGTAATCCACAGTACACATCAACAGAAGTTGAAGCTGCTATTAAGTCAGCCTTGATTACAGACTACGGCTACTACAACAACTCGTTTGCTCAAACCATTCACCAACAAGACATTGAGTACACACTCAATGGTCTGCCTTCTGTAAAGCTTGCAAAGGTAACTCAGCTACACCGTCAAGGCGATGCTCCAGGAGTAAACACCTTAGTCGGTGCTGCCAATGAGATATTCCGATTCCAAGAAGGAAACGTAAGCCTTGGAGCTCTCTCTTAATGTCTGACACTATTAAGACACTGAACGGGGTCTACAGAGCAACAGTCTCTGATAATAAAGACCCCAAAAAACAAAACCGGATAAAGGTTGTTTTGCAGTTCTTTAACACCCCTACCAGTTTGGCGCAGAAAGCTTCAAGCACGGACTGGATTGACCACATCACTCCAGCAGGCCTTAGCCTCCCTGCTCCAGCAATTGGGCAAGGTGTTTGGGTAATGTTCCGAGCTGGTGACCCTTCATTTCCTGTTTGGGTTGGCGAGTTTGGCAAGCATCAAGAAGCCAGTAAAAAGGTAGCTATAAAGCCATTACAAAACTCGGTTTCTTTGACAGGCCTAACGCCCTACCTCATCATCACAACTCAACCAGATGGCACACAAGAGGTTGATTTAGTAGCAACACTGCTTGCTGTAGCGGCAAAACTAAAGAACCATGAAACACGCATAGCCAGTTTAGAAACGCAATTGACCACACTCCATACAACTTTGGCTACAAGAACCTCTCCAAGCCACACACACGGAAGCAATGGCTAGCAGTTAAGGCAGTAAATAGGAGGCAAACCAGAGAAAATAGAACCTATAGGTTTGAAAGGATGTACCAGTGGCTAACGTAACACCGTACTACCCAGCATCGGTAGTCTCCTATGGAGCAGATGTTGTTGACTTTAGCTCTACTGTCCTTGCGGCACACATCAACACGCTTCGTGCCGAAGTATCTTCTGTAGAAAGCGTACTTGGTACATACGTAACTCTCAGCTCTGGATGGGTAGGAAGCTTTACTCAGCCGTCTATCAGTTATACCTGGGGAACTCTCAAAGACAGAATCAACAACATTGAGTACGGACTAAATGCTGTCTACAATGCGATGGTTCCAACAGGCGGAACTTCGGGTCAAGTACTCGTTAAGAACTCCGGAACTGATTACGACTTCTCATGGACCACTGCTAACTTCCTGCCTTCACAAGGCTCAAACAACGGCAAGTTCCTCACCACAAATGGAACAGCCGCTTCATGGGCTGCCATCAGTCAAGTACCTTCTCAAACGGGAAACAATGGGTACTTCTTAACAACTAATGGAACTGCTGCTTCTTGGTCTGCGATTAGCCAAGTACCATCTCAGTCAGGTAACAATGGAAAGTACCTAACTACCAACGGCACGTCTGCTTCATGGGCAACTATCCCTGTTACATCTCAAGCAACTACTACTTCTTTAGGAACTGTTTACGGAGTTGACAACGGCTCCGGTGGTTCTGGAGGAATGCTCTCTCTAGGTTACAACTCCTTAGCGTATGGCTCTGGAACACTAGCCGCTACAACAGTGGTTGGAATTGGAGCAGCCCAGTTAGCTCGCCAAGGAACCGCAAGCAATAACACTGCAATTGGATACATCGCTTTAGCAAACGCTATACCAGGCTCAGATAACACAGCCATTGGTCAACAGTCTGGCTACGTTGTAACTGGTGGGCAGAACACATTGGTAGGCTCTAACGCTGGAAGCTCAATTACTAGCGGCTCTAACAACCTTGTACTCGGTTACAACGCTCAAGCTTCTGCCGCAACAATTTCAAATGAAATAACTATTGGTAACTCATCCATTACTAAGCTTCGTATTCCTGGACTTAACGTAGACACTTCAGCCGCTACAAACGGACAAATGCTGACATGGAATACCTCCACTGGTAAATTCCAATGGACAACACCAACTTCTACGGGAGAGACGTTTAATCCACTTCTATTAATGGGAGCATAACACGTGGCAAAATATGGTGACATAGTTTATGGAGGCGCCAAATACGGTGACACTCCAAAACTCTCGTACTCGGTAGCGCCTTTTACAGTAAACGTAATCCAGTTCAATGAAGCTGACTTATCGTGGGCAAACCCGATTGGTGTGTTTACTCGCTTTCGTATTGTAAGAAACCAAAACGGTTTTCCAGAAACATCTGAAGATGGCGTTATTGTTTATGAGGTAACTAGTCCAGATGGGTCTAACCTTTCTGGCTCTAACGCTATGAAGACAACCACCCTTAAAGACGGTGTGGATAACACGGACCCTATGATGTACCCAAACTACATCTCTATTATTCCTGGAAAAAATATTTACTACCGTGCATTTCTCTACACTGACCAACAGGTATGGGTAAAAGCAGGAGATACATACGACGTTGTACCTGCAGATACAGACGCAATGAAGAGCATGTTGAATCTACTTCCACGTACGTTAGTGAGCGATGTACTTAGCCCATTTGGCGTTGTTCCACATAAGGAAGACGCTGTTAAGTCTACTTTATACAACTTCTTAGATGGATTTGCATTTACTTACGAACAGATGCTTACTCAAATTGGGCTGTTAAAGCCTTCCCACAACGTTGACCCAGCTAACTACAATACGATTGCAGCAGAAGCGTTTAGTGTAGGGATGGAACCTGAGCCAAACTTACCGGTAGTAAACCAACGTCGCCTTATTCGTGACGCCATTTACCTGTACTCAACTAAAGGTACAGCGCTAGGACTAAAGAACTACGCCGAATCATTGACTGGATTTGGTGCAAACATAACAGTGTCTAATAACCAAATGCTCTCTATTCAAGATTCTACCTTCTACCATTCAACAGGTAACTGGGTAGGTTCTAGCTCTGTAACATCCATAACATCTACAACGGAAAGTCTCCCCCCTCAGAATGTGCACGGGGCAATTGACAAGGCTTACACCTTAAAAGTAGTTACAAATGCCGCAGGAACTATCACACTCGGTATGACTGATGTGCTGGGTACAGCAATCCCATACTCTTTAGGAAGCACTCTTGCTTTTGAGTTTTATGCACAGACTCCAACTACTGGAGCTACTATAACTCCTTCTGTCTCTTTTCTTGAAGAAGATGATACGGTGGTACACACCTACACGGATTTTGCTCACACAGTAAACTCATCATGGGCATTAAAATCTCAAGGAATTTATGCAGACCCGGCTGAGATTAGTGATGCTAAGTATATTGGTTTACAACTAGCGTTCTCTAAAGCAGGTACCTACTACATTGACATGGTGTCTTTTGGAACTGCCAACATAATGTCTAACTACGATGAGGCACGTGCTGTAACTGTTGAGCTTCAACCATTTATGGAAAACTACGTTCCTAATCCTTCGTTTGAGGTTGACTCCAATTATTGGACGCTAACTAATCTAACGTTTGAATCTGACCCAACATCTTACCCTTTAGATGGATTCCCAAGCATTCACAGCGGAAAGTTCACCGCAACAGATACCACATGGTCAATTGTTAGTACAGTCCCATTCCCTGTAGAAGCTGGAAAGTACTTCAACGTATCTATGTATGCTATGTCAACAGATATACCGATGATGGATATGACCATTGATATTTACAACGGCAATGGTGAACACACAGCTACTTTTGCGGATACCCACATGATGAACGAAATGTGGATGCGACATTACGTAGGTGGATTGGTTGACATTTTTTCTCAAGGTAACCAAGCCATCGTTACATTCTCTGGAACGTCAACTCCAGGTCAGGTGTTCCACTTGGACATGGTTCAAGCACAAGACACTTACCGTCCTACAGATTACTTTGACGCATCAATGCCTGCATCAGTAGGGGTAATTTGGGAAGCAGCAACAAACGGTTCTGCTAGCCTTTACTATCCAGGAAAAGATGTCAAGTTCTTACGTCTTGCTCAGACGCTTCAAGACTGGTTGCCCATGAATGCCTGGTGGAGAATCACAACACCACGGTACGTCTATGGCGGAGGAGACCCGGAGTACACCAACCTAACCGTGTAGTATGCGGGCATGGTTAACCTACTCGTCTCCGTCATACTGTCAGGATTAGCAGTCACCTTTGCTATTGAGTTTCTTTCTTTAGCTCTTGGCTTATTCTTGGACAAAGAAACTATCTACAACTTCTTGTCGTTACCGGCAAGCTTTGGCGCACTTGTGTGCCTATCCCACATTACCTTGAAGATGGTTGTCTCCGTACCGGCGACCGCTTTTCTTGTTCTCGTCACTAGTAAGTGGTTGAATAAGCCCGTTGTGATTAATAATTCACGACGCCAACTTCCACGATTCTAGGAGAGCAATGAAAATCGCTATCTTTTCAGATGAAAACCTTGATGTCTCTAAAGCCATTGACGAACTGATTACAAAATACTCCGAACAATCGCCCGAAGTTATTTTTCCAGTAAAGGTCAATAACGACGAGTTCTCTCAGTCTGTCATCCGCAAGTGCCTAGAGAACAGAGTCAAGGTGACTGCGTTCTTCAAGGACGCCACTGACTTAGAGCATATCCTCAAGCAGGTAGATAACATCTACGTGACTGACCAACCGCTAGAGGAAGTCTTGCGACAACTCGGTCCCAAGGATGCTATCGGTATCGTGTGGACAGACAGTCTCAACGACCATCTCGTCCTGCATACCACCGAGGACTTGGCGTTAGACACATGGGACATCACCGATGGTCTAGACCTGATTGAGATTGAAGACCCGTTCATGGACATGGACTCCGACCAACTGCATGACGCCATGCACAAGACCATCGGAGTTGCTGTGGACATGATGGCGGCGTACATTGCGAGCACTGTGATGGACTCTTTGAGCCAAGCAGTCATGGAGCATATCCTTGACCGCTTTGACAAGAAGGACATCTCACCATTTGACGATTTGGAATAGAAACGCCCATGCTGCCTCCTGAAGCCTTTACAGCCGACATCTCCGATTTTGAGTTCCGACTGCTGGCTGTTCTTTGCCGTTTAGCGGGCCCTGGAGGGCTCTTACAGGCCTCAACAGCCGAGCTCTGTGCAGAGACTGGCAAGAAGAGCGACAAGACAGTCCGTAGCGCCTTGCAGGGCTTGGAGAAGGCTGGGCTCATCTACACCGAGGCAACCAGACGGGCTAACGGCTACCAAGGCAAGAAACGGATACTGGTAAAAAATTACCACCCTGTGGAAAATGTAACGGTAAAAAATTACCGCACCTCACATGACTATGTGACTAATAGTCGTAATAGCCATCCTAGCTATAAGCCATTAGTACCTAATGACCAAATAGCTAATAGTAATAAATTAAAAGAATCTGAAACCGAAGGTTTCACAAAGGAGATTAAGGTTCCTATGAGAAAATGGGAAGATGATGGAGACAATCTGGCGGGCTTTGGACTCGTTGAACCCAAGGACGCCCCACAGCCCAAGGTCCGAAAGTCAGACCCTAAGACCCGTGGCAAGCGACCCGAGCACGAGTGGACGGCAATGGATGTCGCTGCAGAATTTAGTTACCAAGTGGGCCGGAAGTACCCGCTACTTCCTGGAACTGTATCCGTCAAGCAACTCTCGGGAGCGCTCCGCTCATTCAGAGTCAAGTACGGAACAACCCCGCTCGTAGAGTTAGAGTTGCTCCGCTTGTTCATGGCGGATGAGCGCAACTTCAAAGACATTGGCGATGAGGCACCGCTGCTCTACAAGAAGTACCTAGCTTCTTTTGGCACCAAGATGAATCAGGCCCGGGAGAACCTAGGGCTCAACAAGGTCATGGCAAAAGTGGAGACTGGTACGGCATCTGGTACGATTTCTGCAAGTGATGGTCGTGTGTTCCAGAATACGTTGGCTGGTCGTGCACAGTTAGAGCGTCACGAGAAGCGACTACAAAAGGAAAACTAATGCGAGAAGTATTTGGTTACGTACTCGTTGTTGTAATAACAGCTATTACATCACGGTTAATTATGGGAGGATACAAGGCATGGCTAAAAAAGTAACAAAGAAGTTCACAGCCACACTCACTCTAAACACAGAGCAAGGTGGCGCATGGTTGGCTAACGTAAGTTTGCTAACACCACTGCAGGGTTCACTTGGTTTGAACTCCATTGAAGATTCAGAAGCAGTCTCATACGAGTCTGCATGGAAGAACGCATCTGCTGGTAAACGTTGGATTAAGGCAAAGGTCCTTGAGATGACGCCACGCAAGAGCGTCAAGATGGAAGCAACTCAGGTTGATAAAGCAACCGAGAAGCCAACACAGTTTGTCGGAGCATTGGAGTTCAAGGCATGAGCACAGACAACTTGATGAAGGACCCAGACTTCCTGGAGTACCTAGAGGAGCATCAGGTCTCTCCAGAAGAGACACAGATTGCTTTTGCTGAATGGTTGAAAGAAAATGATGAAGAAGGTTTGGACGAGGCAGTAGCCGAGGAACCAGCAGTCATCTAATGACCGAAGACGAACTTGAGCAAGCCCTAATGCGTTTGTACGAATTGGGGCTTGTTTCAATTGAGTATGATGAGAACTTAGAAGCACGCTTTCGTGTAACGGACGTAGAGCGTTTGCAGAAGTTAATTGAAGTACTAGAAGAGGGGCAACGAGATGTATGACATCAACACACTTTCACCGCTTAAGAAGCACTGGTTATTACGCACTTCAAACATTCCTAGACGATTCATTGGTCTAGAGCCATCGGATATTACTGAGAAAGTAGGAGCCTTTCCTGCTGAGGTATCTTCGTGGATTGAAGAAGTCGGCAGCGGTCATGTCATCAAGAGCATCGGTAACATCGGCGTCAATGGCGTAGGGCTTTTGTTTGACGGCGGTCCAGGGCTAGGCAAGACAACTCACGCAGTTGTAGCCGCCATGGAGATTGTCCGTAACATGCCTGATGAAGAAGCGCTAGCAGCAAACCTCATGGGGTTAAACCAAAAAGAATACGGGCTTAAGTTCCGCCCTGTTTATTA